CTGGTGGGGTCTGCACTTCATCGGTCATGCTCGTGTCTCCTGTTGGACAGCGGCCTCTACGGCCATCTGCTGTTGTTGCTGTTGGGCCTGTTGCTGCTGCATCTGTGCGAACTCCTCATCCGTGTAGACGTAGGTGTCGCGATCCAGACCGACAGCAGAAGCGAGGTCGGACATAAGAACGCTGATCTTCATGCGTTGTAGCATCATGGGAGGAAGGCCCGCAGCTGACGCAAGGGATTGCAGGTACTCCATCAACCGATCACGATCACCAACGCGCGACAGAGCTGCAAGGCCAGTGATAACCGTAGCCTCGAAGTTCGTCTCGTTGACTGAGTAACCAGCGTAGTCTAGGCAGAAGTCCGCGAGCGGAACCTGCAAGCCACCAGCCAGTCGGGAGTAAGCGCCACCTAGGCCGCCCTCCAACTCCTCCGCATTCATCCGCAGCTCTTGCGCAGTTACTCGCTCAGCCTGCCGAGTGATCGCAGACTGCAAGAGGAACGCAGCGCCGAGACGCTGGATGTACTGCTGTGCGATTGCAACGTTCGTCTCAATCTTGGACTCAAGGCCAGATGGCAGCGGAGTGATGTCACCCTGCTCACCATAGAGAACGTCACCATTCCGACTGTTGGATAGATCCTGAGCGGATGTCATAGCGCCCGCACGGATTAGCCACCGGAACTCAGAGTTCATGATAGCAGCCATAACGGTGGATTGCGACAGCGCAGTCAGGCAGGCGAAGTCATTCTTGTAGTCTTCGACCAAGCCTGAGCCGTAATGGTTTCCCGATGTAAGGTCCCAGGTCACAGCGTGATACGGCATGCGCTCCTTGGTGTAGCTTGAGGAGTATTCTGCCGGTAGCTTGAAGTCGTTGTACCACTGGTCCTCGCGGAACTTACCACTATCGAACGTTACCCATCGGAAGTGATGAGCGCAGCCCTCAACGTCCAGAGAGAACTGACCAGAGCGGAGTGCCATAGACAGTGCATCCTGATCCATCTCGGACTTGTGCACCTTCTCGCGAATCAGCAGTTCGATCACCGAGCCATTGACGTCTCGGCGTACAACATAGCTGCGCATCGTCAGCACTCGCATGCCCTTGTCCTTCAACACCATCAGGGCGTTACCTGTGATTATCAGGAGCTTTAGCAGCTCATAAAGCTTAGCGCGTAGTGCGAGCCGATCGATAACGTCTGAGCTTTCGCGCTCGACAACCGATAGCTTATTCTCCATAGCCCTCTTCTGTTCCGCTGCAATGGTAGCCAGTTGTTCCTTAGCGGCTTTCTTAGGACCAAGGCGGAAGAAGGGACGTGATGGAGCAAACAGGTTCATCACCAACTTATTGCTGAGATGATTGACTGCCTGCGCACCAAGGGATTGCCACTCATTGCTGAGGGCTTCGTTGTTCTGGTTGTAGCTATCATCCGGGAACACCTTGGAGATAGTCCACTTTGCGAAACGTTCGGCTCGACGGATGATGTTACCACGAACACCGTCCAGCTTAGCCCACCGGGCACCCGCTGTGTTTACTAGGTGATTCATTGGTTACTCCTCACGTGAACCACGATCCACCGGACATGTAAGTATCTCGGACAGAACGCTGACGTTGGGTACGATCAGTAGTGGAGGCCTGCTCTTGCGGAGCTAGCCGTACATTGACCTGTTCCATTGGCCGACCGAGAAGAGTCTTCGCATATTGCGTAGCAGTCTCAGTAAGCATCGTATTACGAATCTGATTGGCAGCTTGCTCAGCAGCCAGACCTGCCTGTTGTACAGTCGCGGCAGTCTGTGCTTTGATAGCATCCGCTTGGAGCTTGGCTGCTCGCTTGGCATCGCCTCCGCCCCAAATGCTACTAAGTCCCATGTATCTATCTCCTATGTAAGCTAACTAATGGTACCTAAAGACAGATGCAGAGTTGCGCTAAGTTACTGATTGTGCCAACCATCTCGAAGGATTCGCAGCACCAACTGAACGCCCAGCTTCTGCCCAGCCTCAAGGTGAGTGGTGCCGCTATTGATCTGCGGGTTCGCCATGCCGCCAAGCTTCGCCTCGATCTTCTTGATCGCTTCCGCAGAGAGATGCTCAGCGGGCACGGGTACTGAAATGAGTGACATGTCTTCTCCTGTGTTGTACGTGTACCAAAACTCGGACGACAGAAAGCTCCCCGACCCATGCCGAAGCACGAGCCGGGGAGCGGGTCCATCTGTTGTACGTGTACCAAAACTAACCTCACCCGAAAAAGTAAGGCGAATCAATAACTTGCGTCAGATCCAGGGTGCCCTGCTCGGGCGGGGCCGACAGGATCACGTAAGCGTCACGCAGCTCTTGGAGCGTGTCGTGCTGCTGGTACATGTCCACGAACACCTGCCGGATCGCCGTGTACATCGCTGGGGCGTCCGCTGCGTGGGTGCCGTAGTCGTCGTGCACCATGTGGAAGGCGGTCATGCCCTCGTCCACACAGCGCAGCGTGGTGCCTGTCAGGTGTGATGCGTCCAGGGAGTGCACGAAGTTCGGCGCGATGCCGTTCTTGTGGCGGTTCAGGTTTGTCTCGTCGCTCTCGGTCACGACCTTGATCTTCATGTTGCCCGCAAGCTTAGTGTTGATGCGATGCTCGACCGTACCGTAGTAAACCTGCACGACTGGGAATCCGGTCGGAGTGATCCAACGGATGTTCTCGTCGCCTGCCTTGATGATAGCACGTGCGGACTGCTGCAACCAATCCATCGCCTCGCGTGCCTTCACCACCACGTCGCCGATTGCTTCCCACACCTTGTAGCTCAGGTAGGCTGCGGCCTTTTCGTAGTCCTTAGGATCAAGCTCCTTGAACTTACCCGCCTTGAGGTAGTCTTGGATGATGAAGTCCTTACACGAAGTGCGCTTCGAGCCGTATGGAAGTGTCATGACTGACCGCTTCACCAGACCACGGGTTAAAACGTGCGCAATCCACATAGTGCGGAACGATGAGTCGTCCTCGGAATCCTGCAACAGCTGCATAGCACGGTCCGCAACCATCTGATAGATGTCGTTGGGCAGCAAGGACGGTAACAAGTTCACTGCTCTGCCGCCGATAGGATCGCGAAGCATTGCGGAGAAGTTTTGCAATCCGTTGCACGAGCCATCCATTCCAACGCTGATCCGGCTTAGGAACTTGTCCCCGAAGATGCGCCATTTGGAATACTCCAAACACCATGCAAGGAATTGAAACGGCTTGTCTGCGTTCATCCAGTCCGGAGAGTCCACGGGGTTTTGCGCCCAGTCTAGGATCAGATGCTCGTTGTCCACTACCCATTTGATTCTGTCCTCGTAGCTAACCTTATCCACACCGAAGCGGTTTGCGCCGGTGATCATGAACCAGTCCTTCGCGCCCTTAGTAAGCAGCGGTTTGCCAGTTCCAAATTCAAGCATGGCTTTCTGCAAGTCCGAACCCTGCGGGCTGATGCCGTTGGACTTGACGTACTTGCGGCCACGGAAGTCCATGAAGTACACGAAAAATATTTCCGGATACTCTGCAAACTTACGTGCTTCCTTCATCACGTTAGAGAAGCGGTAGCCCTTGAGCTTTCGCAGCTTGCTGTCGGTATGCCAAGATGCCGTCTCGCGTTTCCATGCACGGAAGGACTTGAGCTGAGTCTCGTCCATGTCTTCGATCTTCTGGTCCGTGAGCCATGTGGGGCGCTGCGGCTTAGGCACATCAGCCTGCATCAGTATCTCTTCCATGTCGAAGTTATACGACACGTTCGTTGCGATGTCGAGTAGGTCTCGGTTGACGCGCCACGCTGTGCGTTGTAATGCATTGACGCACTGCAACTCTTTGCTCATGTCCGCCACCTCAAAGAAGCGCCGAGCGGTGCCGTGCGTGTGTACTAGGTACGGATCAAGCCTGCGCATACCCTCTGTGTGGTACCCACCCTCATCTATCGATGTCCAGTCTTTAGGCTGCTCAACACATGGGGTCCAGTACGGTGCCATCTCCGTTACGAACTCACTGATCTGCGCTACGATGGACTCAGCCGCAGGAGTCAGGTTCAGCTCGACATGATTGAGCGCGCCCTCTCGGTTGTTGGTCACGTCGAACATCCCGACCTGCACCATCTTGTCGATCAGGTAATACCCGACCTGTTGTACGTGTGCATTGCCCCACTCCTTGAACTCCACGCCTGCCTTGGTGGCTTGGTTGCGCATGACGTTCATCTTGTACCGCTCGTCCGAAGACATGCGGCGATCAATATCATTGAGTAGGTAGTGGAACAACTTAGGATTCTTGTCTTCAAACTGGCACAACAGGTACTCATGGTATACCGCCTTGCCAACTTGGATCGCCACAGCGCGAACGCTAATGTCCTGCATCGCGCTGCTCAATGCGCTGCGCACCGCGAGGTACGCAACAGCATCGTAGTCCATCCCATCCAGCAAAGCCGCATGCGCCTTCCTCCGGCCCGGCTTCTTCTCCGACAACTCGGAGACAAGCACGTCGCGCAGCGGGAACAGGAAGGTGCGGTACAACTTCTGAGCATAGGGGTTTGCTTCTGCTCGCCCCTTCTCCTCGTTGGCGGCAATGCTGTCTGCCATACGAACACGTCCGTAGGCGTACATCTCTTCTTCCAGTTCAAGCTGCGTCTGCATCCAGTTCCCCTGTTTGGTTATTCGTCCACCTCGGTATCGTACCGGATGCCCTTGAAGCGTGGCTCACGCAGCACGCCCTTGACGCTCTCACTCATGGCCTTGACCTCAACGATCTGGCCGATGATGGTCGCGGGATTCTTCCACCACTCGCGGCGTTCGGCATCGCTCATGCCCGACAGGCCCATGCGGTTGCCCTTGTACGTCACGATGAGATTGCCGAGCATACCCTTGTACTTGCCCTTGCCTTCCTCCACATCCACGACCAGCAGGTCGCGGGTGATGAAGGGCTTGACCTTGACGACATGCTCGTCGCGCGCACCCTGAATCCATGGGCCGTTCTCGTTGCGCAGGATGATGCCATCGTAGTTACCGGAAGCCACGGCCTCATCGGCCAGGGCGTACACGTCCGTCGCGGCCTGCTCGTTGAAGTAGCCCTCGTGACCGGCGAACCAGATGGGCGGCGCTGGGGGCTGCACGTTCTTGCCCAGCACACCGCCATCATCGGGATGGTAGATGCCCTGCATCCAGGCGATGCGGCCGATGCGGTCAGCGAAGCCCACGTCGCTGCGTCCCGCCTTCCACTCTTCGATGGTAACGAAGTCGTATACGACGAACTGCACCTTGCGGAAGTCGGCTGCTTGAGCATCGCGCTTCACGAGGTCCGTGATGTTGTTGTACCCACTGACCGTGGAAGCCTCAAGGTCCGGGTTCCAGAACTCCCCGATGTACACACCTAGCTTCATCTGCGTGGGTAGGACTTCACCCTCTTCAGCATCGTAGGTGTCGGCGACTTGCTCTGCCAGAATTTCGAACGGCAGGGAGTGCAGCGCGACGGCAACGTGGCCGAAGTTCCGCACTGCCTCACCTGTGCGAGTGAGCATGTAGATACCGTTGGGCACTGTCGGATCATAATGCAGGACTCCGCAGATGCCATCGTACTTCAGCTGCACGAGGTAGAAGGAGAGGGCCTCGCCGATCTTCGCAGCCTTCGGCACCTTCTCCAGCTCGCATGCGGTATGGGTGATGTACTTGGTCTTCGCCATGTGGTTCTCCTTACCCGTAGATGCGGCTGAGCTGGTACTTGCGCAGCCGATCAACCACTGCGATCTTACGGCTCGTGCCGTTGGGGTACTCATCGAAGCAAGCACGTATAGCTGCGTATACGTCTGCCTGCGCATCCTCGGATGCTCTGGGGTATACTTGTGCCACAGCGTAAGTGATAGCCTCATCGAAGTCGTCACCGAGAACAACTCGCTGGTTGGTGTACTTGAGCAGGCGTCCCGCGTCTTTGGTGGAATTACTCAATGTGCATTCTCCTTGGCGATCAGAAATTTTTCCAGCAGGAACAGGCCGTTGCAGATTTCGTGGGCCAGATGCTCGATCTGGGACTCGGCATCCCGGTTGTCACCCAGCGCATCGGCAAACATGTGGCGCAGCTTGGCGTCGTTGTAACGCTCCTCGCCATTCTCCACACCCTTCCACGAGTGGGCCTCGTATTTCTGTGCACCGAACGTCAGCACGTCAGCGACACGCAGCAGCGCACGCGGCATGCCATTGATCAGCAGCGAAGGCCGCACCTTACCGGCGTCGAACTTCAACCCGCCGCCACGCGCTGCGGGTGGCGTGTGGATCGCCACCGCCTCCGCAAATGTAGCACCGAAGTCGGCATACGGGTTCTCCGTGAGCACAGGCTCCGGCACGCTGACGTGTACCAATTCGGGGGCCGGTGGCGGGGGAGTTTCGGTACCCGCGTTCTCGGGCTTCTCGATCAGGTAGCGGTCGTAACGCTTGCACTCTTCGTCGCGCACAACCTGCGCAATGGCGAGAGGGATGAGCGTATCGGAATCCGGTGCGTCTAGGAAGTAGAAGTAGCCGGGGCTGTCATCCACCTCCCCGTACAGCCAGAGCAAGCTACCCTTGGTGGCACCGTTCTCCACGTCCTTGGCTGTGACAACTTGCACGCGGTGTGCTTCGAGCATGCGACTCATGTAGTTCTCCTGTTAGGCGGGCACTGTTACGTGCTTGCGTTGTTCGGCAGTGGTGGTGAGCTTACGCGTGCGGCTATGCCCACCACACTGCGTGCATTGCAGCAACAAGTAGGTCCCGACCTGAGTGTACGCAGGCTTGTCTTGCGGGATCATCTCATCGTTGCCACACTTGTTGCAGCGGTGCACCGTGCCGTCGCCCTTGTAGTACACGGCGAGGTTCGGATGCTGACTGTACCAGCCGCGCACCTTCTTGTACTCAGCTTTCATACCCAGTACGTCCACACGATTGTAAGCCTCGCACTCGTTCCATGCGCCGGGCAGACTGGCGAGGCACGCCTTCCAAAGCTCGAAGCCTGGGAACTCTTTGTGGTTGTACTTGCGCAGCTCAGGCACCAGCACTCCGGTAGTGTACTCCAACTTCTGCGAGGTGAATGCAAACTCCACGCGATTGAGCAGAAGCGGATCGATCACACCAATAGGACTGATCGGCGGCAGACCGAGGATAACCATGCGCGCCTTGATCTTGCGCAGGTCGAACTTCTTACCGTTGCGTGCGAGGATGAAGTCCGCAAGGTTGAGGATTTCCCACAAGGCCTGCGCTTGTTTCAGGTCGTTGAACACGTCCTGCTCTTTGCGCTGGTCAATGTAGAAGTTGCCGTCATCATCCAACCACTCAGCGGAGAAGGACATCAATGACCAATCCCGCTTGATCTGCGACACGCCGAAGTTGTTGTTGAACATTCCCCACCCCCAGAACTCGATGGGGAAAGTCTCGATGTCCAGGCAGATGATCTTAGGGCCGGTCTTCGGTGCACGCTTGAGCAGTTGCTTGAGTGTTACTTTCATGTGGGTTCCTTCTTGGTTGCGGCCCTTGTCTTTCTCGCCCTAGCATTTCGAGCTAGACGTTTTTCGTCAGGCGTCTTGAAGGTTGGGTGGACCAGACCAGTTATGTTTGTGCCGTGTGATTGCAGGTACGGTGCGAGTCCGTGGCAGAATGCGAACAGTGCGTACACACCGTAGCGCCCCGCGTTGTTCTCGACCTTGCCCAGCAGCGAGTTGCACCCGCGATGAAGTACACCCCGGATGGCACCAGTCCCGTGGTCGTGATCCAACACCGGATCGAGAGGGGCTTTCAAACCCAGCTTACCTTGGCACAACTTGCAGCGCCCGCCCTGCTCAGCGGCAATGCGGGCACGCACAGTTGCAACCTCGGAAGCCTTAACTCTGCGAGGCGTAGAGAGCATCGCGTTCCTCCATGACACGGTTGAGCATGCGGGCTGCTGCCCTACGTACGTCCGTGCCCCAGTCAGGTAGTAGGCTGGTCCAGTTGTTCACGTCTGCATGCTTGTCCGTACGCATCCACAGCAGCGCAGCCTGCTCCACAAAGTGGTCGGCATATGCGTCGCCCATCTTGGACTTGTACATGTCCAGCACCAGCGGGAAAGCATCAGCGTTGGACTTCGTGCCATGCAGTACCTTGACGGCTGCAACTTCACCAACACGCGGCAGGCCCATGATGTTATCGGCGGTATCGCCTTGAAGCATCTGAGTCCAGAACCACTTGTGTCCGTACTGCTTGCCGTCGTGCATCAGGTCGAACGTGCCTGGCAGAACCTCCACCATCTCGAAGGTCTTCCACACGATGTGCAGACCTGCGAACATCCGCATGTCCTTGTCCGCAGTGAGGACTGCGCCCGGCCTGCCGATCTTGTATGCAGCTTCCGACACGTAGGCCATGCCATCGTCGGCCTCGCGGTCGCACCAGTTCTTGACCTCGAACGCAGTGCCGTCGTACGTCTCCATGTACTCGCGCAGGTAGTCCCAGTTCTGAGGCTTGCGCCCCGTGTTGCGCTGACCCTGGTACGGCTTGGACTGTGCGATGAAGAAGCGCAGGCCCTTGTCGCACGCCCGGTCCGACAGGTGCACGATGGCACGTGTGGCACCTGACACTTGCTTCGCCCGCTCGATGCGTGTAAGCAGGTTCTCACGCGCTACGCCTGGTGATGTCTCGTCGTTGCCTGAACAATAGTAGGCGGCGTAGTCGCCGTCGATGTGGAGTGGCATACCCTCGACCGCAGACCGGGCAGTGGTGCCCGGCATCGGTGCGTTACGGGCGTGTTCTTTCAGACGCTCGGCAGCAGTAGTCATGATCAGACCAGATCGTCAACGTCGGCTTGGCCCGCCGGAGCTTCGCGCTGTTCCTGTTGCGCCTCATCATCCGGGATGTCATCCGAGTTATCGTCGCCGCCCAACGAATCGTCCATGTCCGCCTCGTCCTTCGCGCTCACACCGGCACGGATGAACTCCGCGATGGGCAGAGAGTCGAAGTTGTTTGCACTGCGAATCTTATCCTGCAACACGTTCTTGCTCTTGGCCTTCTGCGTCACGTTGCCTGCTGCGTCCTTGCGCTCGGGGTACTCGCCGTCGATGAAGATGGCATCCCAGTCTTCCATCGTTGCGATGTCCCACACGAAGAACTTCGGCTCGGTCAGCGGCTCGTCCACCTTGATCGGCACCTCGTTGTCATCCTCGTCGAGGCGCACTGCCTTGCGAATCTTGCTGAGGTTGGCATACGTGCGCTTCGCTGCGCCTTCGCCCTTTGTGTTATGCACCACTGTGCCCAGGAACTCCTTGCCCAACAGCTCGGCAAAGATGGTGGCCTCGTTACCGTGGCATGCGTTGAGCTCCACGAACAACTTGTAGAACGTAGCTTTCTCGTTGAGCGAGTAGTTCAGCTCCTGCGTCATGCGGATAGGAGTCTTCTTGCCTTCATGCTCGGTCGGCTCGTGGTTCTTGCCGCTCAGTTCCCACACCAGCTGGACCTTCTTGTTCTTCTTACCGATGTACGCACCGCTCTGTTCCGTGTGTTCACCAACCTCGTAGTATCCCACGAGGCGCAGGCGGGTGACGCCTTCGGCCGGTGGAGTGTACGAACCCCCGCCACTCTGGGACTCGTTCATGTTGGGGCCAACCTGCTTAGCCTTTGCCAAGCGTGCCTTCATTGCTGCGTTCAGTGCCATGTCAATTGCTCTCCTGTTCAAACGATGGGATGTAATCTTTCAGGTAGCGTGACCGAATGTGCTTCCGGTGTACGTGTACCAATTCACGCATGGCAGGCTCGCCATGTTCCTCTGCCATGCTGTTGCCGTAGAGCGTCTCAGTGGGTACAGGCACGGCGATCTTCCAATCGAAGTGCTGCTCCATCAGCACACTCGCCTCCTCCATACACGCATGTGTGAGTGCCATAGCGTCCACTCTGACATCCTCTGCCACGTCCACGTACACAGCATCGTGCACCTGATTGACGAGCAGCGCCTTGCCATCATAGTTGTCCTTCTCGTAGAAGGCACGCACAAGCAGCCACATCGCAGCCTTGGCCCACTCACCACCCATGCCCTGCACGGGGTAGTTCTTCAATGTGGTGGGCTTGAAGGTGGCAGTCTTGCCCTCTCGTTCGTAGACGAACTTCGGAGAGCAGGACTCCCACAGTACGTAGCGCTTGCCGTCTGGCGTGGTGAGGTAGGACTTGCCGAGGTTGACAGTCAAGCCGCGCACCTCATCGTGCTGCACGAACAGGGACGAAGGCTTGCGGTTGCGTTCAAGCATGCGCAAGTTGCTGTCGTTGTACCGCACGATGCCAGGGTACCGCGTCTCTTCTGCTTCGATCAGAGCCTTTACTTCCTCGACCGTCATGCCTGTAGCTGCTGCGATAGCCGATGCACCCGCACCGTATGCACGTTGGAACGAGAAGTTCTTGGCCTTGTTGCGCATGCCCTTGTACTTCTTATGCTCAGGGTGATGCTCGTCCTTCGCACGATCAAGGACGAACTGGTAGTCCAGCTTGTGGGCCTGCGCCACACGAACGCAGTGCATGTCCATGCCGGTCTTGAGGTCAGCGATCAGGTTCTTGTCGAGCGACAAGTTCGCCTGCACATACACTTCGAGCGAGGTGAAGTCCGACTGCACAATGCTACCGCCCTCGAAGCGAGAGACGAACACAGTCTTAACGTCGGACTTGTCACCCTTCGGAATGTTCTGCAATTATGTTCAGCGCGGTTCGTTAGGCCGCGCCCGCCTTTCAGCAGCTGCATGTTCCCATGCAGATCAGACTATATCATGACTGCATGTAGCAGCCCTTCGCGCTTCCAGCCACTTGGCTGTACTCCCTTTCGGGATAGTCGTTGCACCTTCTCTTGTCTCGTTAGATGCCGAGTCATTTGGCATGTAGCCCGCCGTCCAAGAGCTTGGCTCAGGATTGCCCGGTCTGGGTGTCCCCTGAGTTCACGAAGTTTTACAACCTCCAGATTGTTAAAGGTTGGGATCGCTCGATGACAAGCGCGCCGTCACCGTATTCACCATGTTGAGCTGGTGATGGATGATACCGTCCGGCCCAAGCAATGCTAGCATGCCCTTACGGTTGCCGTCCTCGTCCTCGACCCAGTAGTAGGTCGATAGATCCTTGGCGATCTTGGCCTGCTTCGCGTAGTCCTTGATGAACGGCGGCGCATCTTCCCACGTACCCAGCGCCTCGATCACTTCGCTTGCGGTGGAGTACACACCCTCGGTGCTGCTCTCCCATGCCTTGAGCGGAGTGACGAAGCCGGGGAACTTGTAGTAGAAATCCCCCGTCGCCATCTTGGGCTTGGTCAGGTCCGGCACCTTGACCTTCTTGGTCTTGGGCTGACCCTTCTTCGCGCCACCTGCAAAGCGTTCGACCTGTGCCCACCCGTTGTCCCAGGAGTCAAGCTCCTGTTCGGTGGCCGTCGATCCGTTAGCGCACACGTAGTGCACCTCGTCCTTCATGGCGTACAGCTTGTTGCCTTCCTCATCTTCCTTGTGCACTCGCTGAGGATACTTGATGCTGCCGCCGAACAGTAGCGCTGACTTGTGGAAGCGGGACGACCACGAGAACTCGAACGGCAGTTCCTTTGGGATGTACTCAGCAACACGCCTGGTCACCTCCTCAAGCTCACCAAGCAGAGCGGCACGCAACTCTTCGGCACGGGCTTCGGCAATCTTCATGCCGTTCAACTCTGCCTCTACCGTGTACATCAGCCCGCCCATGTTGAGCATCGCGGACTTGATGCCACCACGCGCACGCAGCACATCGAGCTGACCCTTGAAGATCATCTCGGTGTTGCCGATGTCACCCAAATCCCCAGGCTCATCGGTGCCCATGAGGTAGTCCATCAGCATGTCGGGATCGATGTCGGGCGTGTCGATGCCGTTGTTCCAACATGCCTTGATCGCATCATCCTTGAGGTTGCCGCCGTACTTCGGTGCTACCTCATCCATGCTAGGCATATGCCACTTCTTATCCATGCCCTCGATCAGGTACTCAGCAAGCTGACAGTCCCACACCATACCACCGTCCACCACCCAGCGCTTCCACGCCTCGTAGTTCTGCGGCTCTTGCAGGGTGTGGAGCAAGTCGAACTTGATGTTGAACCCGACCAGGATCTTGCACTTGCTCAGCATGTCCGGGAAGTAGTTGTGCGGTATGCCATCGACGCCGCGATGGAAGCCCACCTTATCCAGCACGCCGGAGCCGGTGTAGCCCACCGCCCACACTAGGTTCTCACCGTAGAAGGGAGTGGCCTTGCGCTTGAGCGCACGCTTGATCCCTGTCTCGATGTCCCATGCGAGGTACTTACTCATGGAATCTCCCCGTTGCGGCTCTGGCAGAACATCTCCGCACACCACCTAGCAGCTCCGTTAGTGAGTTTAGCTCGGCGGTTGCGGTCTGTGTAGATGTACTCCCAGCGCCCTCGCCTCAGACGTATGTGTGGCTTGGCGTATCCAACGATCCGATCCTTGCTCATGGTGATTACCCTCGTTGTTACGGCGCGATGCCGCCTGCCTGTGTGATGCAGATGGTGACGCCCGGCAGCAGGTTGATGCACAGCCTGCGGTTGTACTTGCTGTAGTGCGCGCCGATCCACAGTGCGTGGCGATTGAACAGCACCTGCACCTTGCGCTTCGGCTCTCGCTTGGGAGTGGTAAGCCCACTCAATTTCCTGAGCGACTCGCGCCACCGGTAGAGGTCAGAGTGTTTGATATCGTAGGAGTGGCTGCGCCCTGCCGTGTAGTTTCCCAGGCTGTGGTACAGTTGGTCCGCAATGTGCCGAACCTGCGTTGCGTTGTCGCTGTTAAGATTCATGGTTTCTTCCTCGCGTTCGTAGTGGCTCATGATTACTCCTCGCTGACTTCATCGAAAGATACGATCCTTGCTATCTCAGGTCGGAAGTAGCACTCCTTCTTCGGGTTCATTGGCTGACCTTCAATGACCAGCTTGTTCTTCGGGATGCCGAGGAACCTGCCGCGCTCATTGCCGGACTGCTCACCCCAGATTACGATAGCATCGCACGCACCCTGCTTACCCGTCTTGCTGTCCTTGAGCATAGACATTAGAGGATACTGCACGTTCTCTCCATCACCAGATACCTGAGATGTTTCAAACGCAGCGAACTCCTCGATGATTGCAGCGTCGCGCACCCACTTGTACATCTCTTCGAGCATCTGATCCGTACGTGTGCCACCGTTGGTGGTCAGCCCATTGAAGCGGATGTTGTCCACCATGTCGAATACACACAGCCCAGGCCTATGTTCCTTGATCAGACGCATGACTTGGCCGGAGCTGTAGCCATGGATCGACATGATCATGATGCGGTCGAACAGGTGCTTACCGCCTGCTGCCTCGTGCAACCTTTCGAGTAGCGTGCCGTCCTTGTGCCATGCCATCATCTGCGACTGAGGTACACCGAGCATCGCCTGATACAGGCGGCGGCGGATACCCTTCGAGTCGCCCTCGTTGTTGAACCAGATGAACGTCTTGTTCTGGTCCGGGTACACGAGGTCCAGCTGCGGGATCATGAAGGACAGCTCGCTCGCGATGGTCGTGGTCTTGCCACGGTCGGGACGCGCAGCCCATATGATGGCATCGCCGGGACGAGCAGGTCGCATGTGCTGTGCGAGTTCGGGCAGTCGCCACTTGAACCCGTAGTCCATGCTGTCCTGTGCATACAGGTCTTCCATGCTGGTGGTCTCGATGGGCGAGTGAATACTGCGCTCCATCAATCCCTTGTACTTGTCGTTGGCTGCGGCCAACATCACGTCCAAGTCTTCCTCATTGTCAGGAGACTGGAACTTCTCAACGATATCCATCACCTCCATACTCAGCGCTGTCTGGATGTATCCGTTGGCGAGGGCTGGGATCATTGCCTCATCGACAGGGCCATGCTTCAACTTACCTGCGATGGTAAGCAGCAACTCCTTTGCATCAGGGTCAGTCATCGTTGCGAACTGGTGGTCTTCCAACCACGTCAACCAAGCAGGGATGTCGGTGATCCGGTCCGTGTTGAACTTGGAATAGAACTTACGCTGCGCCTCCCAAAGAGCAAACACATTCCCAGTTAGTGCAGACTTGGGGATGATGTCGAACAGTTTGGTGTGGGTCTTTCGATCCAGCCCGAGGCGCAGCAGGGTATGTTCGCTGCGCTCCATTGATTACTCCTGATCCTCTTCGAGCATTTCCAGGGCGTAGCCGTAACCTTCCCAGTTGTCTACGCCTGCGGCTTCGAGTGCGTTCAAAAACTCCGAGTCTGCCTTCAAGGATTCGTACTCCTTAAGCGTGATCGTTACTGTGACTTCGATAGACATGTCATCATCCCCTTTAGTTGGTACTGGTTGTAATATTTTGGATCATTCGGGCTCGTCATATTCTGCACACGCAAGCCCGCGCCTCGCAACACACCAATCACTTGGCGTGCTGCTATCTGCCCTTGGTTCTTGCCGGTGTAGTGATCGTGGTCATCATCCAACCACACCACCACTGGCTTACCAAGTTCCATCAGCTGCAAGACGTGGCGACTATGCACCTTCGTCCCGAGCAGTGACCAAGCCTCGCACACCAAGCCTATCTTGTATGCACTGAGTGGGTCTTCTGTCAGCACCACGTAGTCCCCTCGCCCTTGTCCGTACTTGGCGAACAGCCCTCGCTTCTTCACGCTCGGGCCTACCCACTTGGGCTTGGCCGTCTGTGATCGTGCCATCCAGAATACCACTTGATCATCCTCGCGGATCGGTAGTACCACACGCCCGGACTCAGCGTTGTAGTACAGCCCTAGTTCTTTGATCCTGCGGGGAGAGAGTCCCATTCGATAGAACCACAACGCATCTCGCTCGGGCCACTTGGCCGGGTTGTACGTCGTCGGCTCCGGCGGTTCCACTGCCTTACGCATGAACTCATCCGCCACTGCCTGCCGCTGCAACCTCTCGAACTTTTCCTTGGGATCTTCCTGCGTAGTATGCTTGCCCACCCCACCGCAACGAAAGCAGTAGGCAGTGAGCGTTGCTCCCTCGCGAGTCAGCATGAGGGAGCCCGGTTCACCACATGCATGGTCGCCGCGCGCTGATTTGCGGCCGCCAATCAACAGGCGCTCAGCCTGCGGCAACCACTCGTCAGGCGCGAGGTGACTCATCATCATTCTCCGATGTCAGAACAGCTTGCCGATCATGTACCATAGGTGGAGCACGATGTCCGGCCACAGCATCAGCGTGCCCAGAAGGAAGACAGCGTATGCCCACCGCGCCTCGCGCTGGATCACCAGGCCGAAGGCACCACTCCGTGCGTAGCTCTGTCGTTCCAGATAGAACAGGCCGTGGGTGAACAGCGGGAGCTGCACTGCGATACGCCAGTTGAGTACGGCCATGAACAGCAAGGCCATAACAAGTAATGTCATGCCTACATTGGCGAGTTGGTGTAGAAGGTCGTGCATTAGACCAGCTCCACGATGACCGGGTTGGACAGCAGCACCACATCGGGGTGACGTTGCAGGGACTGCGCGACGCGCACCTTCACCTGCTTCTCGGTGAGCTCGGCGAGGAAAGTAACCTGCTCGCCCTTGACAAGCTGACCATCGTTGATGGTGGACACGTCGTAACGCTTGAACAGCTGGGACATTTCATTCTCCTGGGTAGTGCGTAGTTGCACTGCGATGCACCCTGCCCTGCGCAGGTACCGCCTTCGTCTTCCTAAAGTACCAACCTTGCAATAGCAGAGGGCTGGGCATGTATCCGGTCGGACTTACAGGGTGCATCGCAGTGCCCTCTCATTACAAGAGGACACCGCTAAACTTTACAACTTACTGACCAGCAAGCAGCGCGGCTTCCTCGGCTGCGGCCTTGGCGGCAGCGTCCTGCTCGGCTTCCAGCTTGGCGATGAGGATGCTTTCCTCGGCTGCGCTCACGGCTTCCGGCGACAGCAGCAGCGCATCGGCACCGACGTTGACGACCTTGGAAGCAGCGCCGGTACCGGTCAGCACGGTGAACAGCAGGCCGGTCTTCGCATTCTCGACGCTCAACACGTTGCCCGACAAGACCTGCTTGTTGGCGGCACGACCGAAGACCAGCGACACAGCGTCCCCCTGCTTCACGCCGCGCACTGCGGCCTGCGCCTCGTACGATGCGGACGCATCCTCGAACTTCTGGATGGCGGCACGCGCCTTGGCTTCTAGGCCCAGCACAACCAGCAGGCCACCATCCGCCGGAGTCTGAGACAGCACGGCGTGGGCGTTGATGTTGTTGATGTTGTCGGAGATGGCGGTGGCGGTGCGGATGTTGTTCGACATGTGTTGTGGTTCCTTGTTTAGTAAGATGAGTTGCCGGGATAACCCGCCCAGCAAGTCGGGACCTTGTACCCTAGGCTAGGTTAGTGCTTCGTCGGTGGGAACAGGATGCGACAGGCATACCCGGCCACGGTGCGGGCATACTCTGCTACACCCATGTCGTAGTGGCGTTCCTTCATCACTGCTTTCTCGCCCGCCTCGAATAGTTTCTCCACCAGCAGGCGCGCAGCAGCATCGACACTTGCGTAGTCCCGCGATGCGAAGTTCCATTGGAAGATTTTGATGGGCTCTTGGAAGCAGCTGCCCTCGTCATCGTACCACGTTCCGGTGCTGTTCCAGCTCGTGCTGGTGCCCGCTGCTTTGGTCACATCGACGATAGCCGTCGCCAATCCTTGGGAGTACGCGCCGGTCGGGATGGCGATGCGGATGAAGTTCGAGATGTCACGTGCCATGTGTACTCCTTAGTCCTTGATGCCGCTGACGCGCAGCTGCCGGATGAATCGGGTACGAGCAGCACGCCGCTCGCGCTTGTTCTTGATGGACTTGATGGCACGCTTGGCGCGGTTGATGCCGACGTCGAAGGTCTCACCCTGCACGTAGCCGTGACCACGCAGGCGGACATGCTTCTCAGTGCGAGGCACGTACCCGAGCAGCTTGCTCAACAGGGTGCGCGGAATGGGCTTGTCATCCACCACCTCGTAGTTCGGATCGGCCTCGAACGCGGCACGCACATCGGGCCGTGTCCCTTTGCCCAGCACAATCGTGGGCTTTGGATTCGGTTCGACCGACTCTGCGTCCTTCATCATGGACACCAGCCCAGACCACATACCTTTCATTCGGGAGAGGATTCTCATGCGTACACCGGCACGGCTCGGAACTTGTAGATGATCAGCAGGACACCCATGCCTTCGGCCTGGTAGTTCCAGCTTTGCTCCAGCTTGCGAGCAATCTCGCGGGCCTCGGCACGCAGTTTGACACCACGCTTCCACACGTCCGTACCTCCCCAATTACCCTTTGCCGTGCGGTACTGGCGCTCGATGTTCCAGTGCTTGACCGGCTTGACCGTGCGATCAAACTCGCCCACTTCCAGCAGCTTGAAGTCATCACGTCCGTGGATGCGCAGGTTGTTCATGCGCCGAACGATTGCGCGGGCCGCAGCACGGCGGGTGATCAGGGCGTATGATTCGAAGTTGCTGATACCTTTACGCGCAGCCCGGTGCGGCTCGGGCAGCAAGGCGAGCAGGTCGTCACCCTGGATGCGGTCAACGAACTTCATCAGGCCGCCCGGCAACTTGCTGCCGTCGGTGTAATCCTCACGGGTTACGGTGAGGTGGTGCGCCAGATCATTGGTGCTGTACAGAACCACGTAACCCTTACGCTGCTTGCTCATCGTCGTACTCCTCTTCTGTTGTGGTGTATAGGTATCGACCAGAGTCCACTATGTTAAGCTCTGACACGAACCCTTGATGCTCTTCCATACTGGCGTCATACACATACCAGCTCATCTCTTCTCCCGTGTCCAGGGCAAGCATCGTTATCACAGGCCGAAGCTTCACCTCACGATGGATCGGACCGCTTGGCCCGCCGGTGCTCTTGCCCTGCCTTTCTCGCAGCATGACGGTCGGGTCGCAGAGCTGCGCCATCCGAGCGAGCATCTCTACGGCGTCTGATTGGACCAGATAGTTTCTCACGGCTGCTATTGAATCCCTCGTGTGCATAGTCGTAGTGTTTCATGGTCAGCGCATCCCGCAGAACTTAAAGGCTTTGCGATAGTCAGCCTGCGCCATGAGGTACGGAGCAGCCGGAGTGATGTAGAACGTGCGGTCCGCTCGCCACGCCTGCAATCCATTGGTGCGCGTCTCACGATTGCGCTTGAACTTCACAGTTACCTGTGCCATGTCTATTCCTGTTGTTGTTTGTTGTCCCGCCTACGCTGGTGTGCGAAGGGCACGGGCTGTTACAGTACGGCTGCTTCAAGCGTGGCTATCATCCAGTCCAGGCAGTCCATGCGCAGCGCGCCGTACTCACCGTCCCACATGTTGCCGACCTGTTCGTAAATCCAGTGTGCCGGTGGCATCGCGTCGTCGTATTCCTCTACTGACGCGACGTACACCTGATAGTCATCCTCGTCCAGCTCCGGCATCGGGATAGGATACCATGAGCTGCCACTGAACTTAGGCCACTCTGAGTACAGCCCGTCTCGGATTCTACCGAGCATGGACTCCTTGTTATACCCCTCGGACACGTCGTCCCACTCGGAGCAGATACCGTGCCGCAGTGTCTCGTGGTCCCCTTGAAAAATGGCTAGCTTGATGTTAGCGCGCACCGCCCGCGCTACAATCAGCGCAGTCTCAAGTGTCTCCCTTTTGTAGTGCTTGAGAACGCTCATGGCGTACCTCTATATGTTCGATACGATTAAGGTGCAGGATGGGCTAGCATCACGGCGACACTAGCCCACCAATCAGTAGATCAATCAGCATTGACCAGGCCACGGAGCTTGCGCAGCATATCCTCGCCCTTGATCTTGAGGTCTGCGTTCTTCTTACTCTCGCTGTCTACCCTCTTGAGCAGGGCATTCAGCATGGCATTGATATCCAGCTCATCGACCAGCTTCGGGTCAGGCTTCATGTTGTACCAGTGGTTGGCCGCATTACCCTGCACAACACACAGTGCATTGCGTCCGAGCTCATCCAGAATGCGCGCCTTGTCCAGCGTGAAGGGGAACTTGTCATCCGGGATGTTGTCCGCATCGACCATCGCGACCGGAGCATTGCGCTTCATCCACTCGTCCATGGCCTTGTGGCGTGCACCCTTGAAGTCCTGCATGCTGGACCACAGCTTGTGCAGCAGGGAGATTTCCCCGTGGGTGTGGCAGTGCAGGACGACAGCCAACGCCGTGTCCTGAATGAAGCCATCCATCTTCTTGCCCAAGCGAGAGATGGCCTTGATATTACGTTCGATGGTGCTCAGGTTCATGGTTGTATCTCAGTAGTCGTAACGACGGAAGGTAATGCGGTGCGCCCACTCGCGGCCCCAGTCATAGGCGGAGTCAAGTGCGGTGTAGCTGTTACTGGACTGGTAGTCCCGGGCAGGGTCAGCCCACGTGCAGTCCGAACGGAACTCACGCATGCCCAGCAGGAACGCCTGTATCTTCTTCATTGAATACTCCCGTTATTTGTGTGCGGCGACGGCGATGAAACAGCAGGCCATGAAGCCTACTGCCATGCCTACCAGTGCAGAGATGGTAAGCAGTACCAGCAGCTCCGGTACAGCGAGCATGATCATTTGATGCGGTGCCATAGATCACCATCGGCGTCAGTGTACGTGCCACCCACCGCCATGTTGAGGATGCGCTTCTCGTCTGCCTTACTCAGGCCCGACATGCTCAGCCTATCCTCATCCATGTGGATGCTCGCTTGCTTACGGCCGCCCTTCGTTAGGGTGCAACGATAGTTCTTCATCGTAGCCTCACGCATGATATGGAAGCAAGGTAGCTGTAGCACACCACACCATTCTCATTGTCGATGAACATGATGAGCGCACCACTAGGCAAGGCACCAATCACCTCACCACTAGGCGCATCAATCGGTGCGGGCTTGGGCTTGACGTGCTTCCACGTAACGAAGACGGAGAGAAGAAGTACGCCCAAGCACAGCGTTATGTCACGGCGTCGATAGACTTTCATGAAAGCCCCAGCTCAGGTAAGAAGTGGCGACGCAGGTCGAACGATATGTCGTGGATGTAGTCCCACTCGTCGGCCGACAGATTCATAGCAGCACGCGCGGTGTCTGCGTTGTTAGCGAGCACAGCAACAGTACCGCCAATCGAGTTCTCGAAGATGTAGTACCTCATACGTAGGCCCTCGCATCGGAACGGAATTCAGCACGCAGGCGGCTCAAGCGTGCGGCTTCCTCAGCATACACGCTCGGCTTACCTGCTGTGTGCTTAAGAGTCTCGTATCTCTGCGCCTTACTCTTAATGTCAGCAACACGCTGCTCTTGTGCGGTAGTACGCAGGTCCAGTACAACGCGGCCCTTACGGAAAGCCTTAATGATCTGCTTAAAAGTCATGGCGTTAGTCCACTGTTAGCTTAGGTTGAAAGGCAAGGGCACTAGTCTTAGGCGCTAACACCTACGGCATCAGCTTAACGCCCTTGTGATTCAACCCAATAATATAGATCAGTAAGCTAACCGTAAGGCTAACCACGATCTATACAATCGGGTGAATCTATAACCGTCGACACTAAGCCTTCGGTGGGAAAGTACCTATCGGGTACCTTATTGCGCAGATGGTATGACCCACCCTTGCTATCCTCTTTGACGCACCTGTCAGCACTACACTGACTTACTCATCGTGGCGGGCTTCCACCGCAGGTGATGAGTGCTCCTTACCATTGGTAAGTGTTGAGCTACGCTGCACGGTATCTCTACCATGGTCCCTGCGGTTTACTAAGCCGCATTCAATTACGTCATCAGCGTTGTGCTCACTTGCTAGTCTAGTAGTGCGATGACTGTTGAGCCTTAGCCCTAGATCATACGTTACATCTACTGTTCCGGTGGGTGTGAGCTACCTTGTTGGCATCCAGTGTGCCTGAGCCGCAGCTCATTGTCAAGTCAAGTCGCTTAGTAAGCTTCACTGCGAGGATCGCTGCGTTACTTACTTACTGTGTTGCTAGGTTAGCTTACTGTCCGGCTAATGTCAAGACTTACCGAGTGGTAAGTTATCAAGTACCTGTCTGTGTCTCCTTGGCGGAGACAAGGGTAAGCTACTGTCTATGTCGTCGGTGTCTGCTATCTTACTGCCTAGTAAGAGTGCTAACTATGTGCCTATACTACGATGCTTAGGAACCATTGTCAAGCTATACTATGCTCGAATCTTCGATTCAACAGCGAGGCAGATAAGCGGTTGCCACTTACGGCCCAACACAGGTACTCACGTTGCCTATTGAAAGGCTACTCATCGCTACCCACATGGTCAGGACTTACTGACGAGCGGTGGGCCTTGTCCCCTAAGTGTCAAAGGGATGGTTGCGATGAATCGTTTTATCTGTTGTACGTGTACCAAAACTAGTGTGCTGGTCAACTAACACACCTCACCACCTGCCACTCGGCCTGTGCGCTACGCTACGCGCTTCACACTGTAGACCTCACCATGCCACCAGCCGCGTGCCTCAAGGCCGCCCAGGACCAGCTCCTGCGCTTCCTCAGCATCCCGTGCGGTCACCGTCTCGCGGTTAAGCACTTCGGAGCTGCCGATGCCCGCCCTGCATGCCACTTCGTAGGTCTTCATTGTGATACCCTATTGAGCAAATGAAACAGATGTAGCGCTTGTGCGCCCTGTGCGTCTCTGTGCGGCGATCCTGTGTCCCGGCCCTATGTAGGTACCCCGTGACACTCCCGCATCCATCGTAGGCACGCTGCAAGCCTAGGTATGCGGTTTGGATCGTGTCGCTGCTGGGCGGTGGGCTGCCGTTGCTGCGATGGGTGTAGATTAGGGCATGCCGTCGGCCATGTCAAGCACAATCGATGGGAGAATTGTGAATCGATTCAGCAATGCCAGTCAGCCCATGTCGGGAGAGGAATCGCGCATGCCGTGTGCGCCCGTGTGTGCGCGTGTGAGGCGAGGGTAGCACATCGATGTGGGTACGTCAAGGCTGTCCCTCGCAACGCGCGCGTGCATCGTCTCGCGCCCGCGTGTGATGCGTGCGGTGTGTACCGGGTGGGCGTACGGGGGCGCGCGGGAGCCTTCGATCTGAGGTACCCCCGCGCACAAGACTATCAATTTTTAGTCCGGTCAGTCCATCGGATAGCATCGTCAATACCGCCTAGCACGCCTTCCAGGGAGGCCAACACGGACTCCGGGATAGCACACACGAGCCTACCTAACAGCACGAACGGGAGGGCCACACAGGCCACCACAGGGCGAATAACGTACCTTGCAATCATTTCTTGATCCTCAACTGAGGGTGGGATTCAATGTAAGCCCGCAATGCAGCCTTGTCCGCGTTACATGCGTCGATGTCGAACCCTCTATCCACAGCCACGTTGAACACATCGCGGTTCTTCGCAGGCCCATCGGCCAACATGGTCTTGTGGCAGGGCTTGAGGAACTCTTTAGGGATTCCGATCCCGCAGCTTGTCAGCAAGCTCATCAGGAACAGGAACATCAGCCCACTCCACGTGTCGTTGCAGCGCTTCTTCAACTTCAACATGAGTCTTTTCCTTCTGTTCGGCCACCTTCTTATGCTCAGTGGCGTAGACTTTATACCCCGCAGCCTCAGCTTTGGAGTCCTGGGCGACCTCTTTCTCAGATTCTAGCCGCTGCGAGAGGTAGATGGAGTACCCACCTACCAACAACACAACGATCAGAAGGCCACCAATGATGTAATCAGCGAACACGCGGATCATAAACGTAGTCTCCTAGCTTGAGGCACATGGCCTGCTCGTTGTAGCGGCGGGTAACGAGGCCCTGGAAGATCCGCTTATCGGCATAGATCCACTTGGAATACTCCTTACAGCTGCCGATGCGGTCCCCTTCGTTGAGTTTGCGGAGAAGGGTGCTATTCGCAAGGTTCGTAGGGCCGACGTTATACGAGAAGGACACCAACGCATCGTACTCACCCTGCTTAACGGGGACCTTGACGAGCTTACGCACGTAGCCCTCATGCTCTCGGATGTCAACGTTGAGCCAAAGCTCGCACTGCTTGCGTGTTACGGTCAGACCCTTGACGACTTCGGGACCTGTATGGCCCCAGCAGATGGTCCAAGGTGCGCCACCAGTCGCAGGATCGGGGTATGCGGCGTACCGCACCCCCTCACTGTTCTGGATATGCAGCAGGCCCGCGATGCTCACTAAGGAGGCACCTACTACTGCGATGATTCTGCTTTTCATAGTTCTCCTTAGACTGCGTAGAAGGTCAGACCGTCCAGCACGAGATAGTTAATTGAGGTTCGGGCGTTGTCTGATCCGATGATTGCACTCAGGTTGACGTTTCCGTCCGCCAGTGCGTCCACACGAGCCATACCTACGAACTGCGGAGCGGGTAAGGCGTTGACGAGAGTCAGCAGAATGTTCCACTTAGCAGGACGGAAGCCTACCGGTAGCTGGAACATGGTGGTTGATGCGGCGCTTGCGGAGTTCTTGATGACTCCTCGAAGTTCTATCAGGTCCCCGTTGCGGCGGTACTGCACGTTGTTGAACGTGGCGCCGCCGTCGTAGCTGGTCCAGCTGTTTAGGAACGTGGACACAGTAACCCACGCGGTAGGAACATCCTGCTTTGTCGCCAATGCGGCAGGCTGCACGGCTGTGTCAGCCTTGGCTCCCTGTGCAGTCGTAGCAGCGCCGACATTGGCGGCAGTAAGCGCCACGACTCCGGTCTTGCCATTCACAGATTGCACTGGAGCTGTTGGGGATAGCAGTACCTGCCAATCGGTCATTGTTCCCAGAGTGGAGCCGAGCCTAATGTAACTCTGGCCCAGGTCCGTACGAACGCACACGTCTCCCTCTTCAGCAGTGAGAGCAAGCTGCGCAGCCTGACTCGATACCACGAACGTGTTCGTGATTGCAAGGGGAGGTAGCGCAGAGTTTGGAATCAGCCCTGATACAAGAGGAGCAACGCTGACACCAACGGCACTTACGGGCAGAGCTGCGTCAGCCTTGGCTCCCTGCGAGGCAGTGGCTGCACCAATATCTGCTGGTGCTAGAGCCACAACGCCCGTCTTACCGTTGACACTGACGACAGGAGACCCTGGGATGTCGGCATTGGTGATGTACCCAGCGTCGTTAGCGAACGAGGAGACAGGAGCGCCCACAGGCGCAGCTCCGACATCGGCTGCGCCAAGGGTTACAACTCCCGTCTTCCCATTGACAGAGTCCACAGCGCCGCCTCCACCTCCACCGCTACCCACGCCCAGGAGGGTGCGAGCTTCCGCTGGTGTAGCTGCCAATGTGAGAGCGATACCGAGGTCGGACGCTTTGGAGATGTAAGGCAGCTTGTTCATTACTCCTCCGGAGTGACAGGCGGCACAGCGCCCGATGCGATCAGGTCAGCGCGGACCTTGGCAACGTCGGCATCGAGCAGCGCAAGAATCTGCGTTGCGTGCCTCGGGTGTACCTTTACGTAGTCGGTCAGCCGAACGAGCTCAGTGACCAGTTGATTGCCGCCACCCCAGGTGGACATCCAATTCGAGAATTCATGACGCTGCATATTTGTCTCCTTATGAGAAATACTTGGTACCGACGTTCAACCTGACACGTACGGGCTGTTGATTACGGCTCCAACCTACAGGATCGTCAAGCCACTTCTGGTACTCGCGGGCCTCTTCTTGGACCTTTCGCTTATGCTGGTCAACCTTTAGTCGATCCATCCAGAACCTGATGCTGCCCTCAAGTGCGTCCGCCCGGTCATCATGCTTGACGCATCCCTTGAGGGCCTGCATCTTGGTGAGCTGGTGAAACACTGAGTACATCTTGCGGTTGCCGCTGTTGCTGTAGAACTCCGTGAGGTCGTGGTCCATGTTGATTGCGGACTCAAAGAAGACCAGGGAGCCACGACCCATGATAGGCTCGATGGTTCCTATGATGCGCTTCTCCTTCATACCGCCCACGTAAGGCTCAAGGATCGTACCCTTCCATGTCTTGTGCAGGATAGGTAGCCAGACCTTGGCGAATGCGCCGTAGCCATAGTTCTTCTCGATGCTGATAGTGCCTGCGCCGAACGTCTCTGCGATCTTGGCAAGCATCGTCATCTGCTCGTCCCCGTAACCGCCAGGGATACCGCCGATGGCAAGCACGTAGATGGTGCTGTTGGCGTACGCCGTGACTGCAAAGCCCGTCTCGTCTCCATTAGCGCCGCCACCCGCAGGGTCAACCTGCATGTGCACTCCCTCATAGTCGATCATCTTTACGTCAGATGCGATCATGGGCTGGGAGCAAGTGAAAGCCAGACCAGAGGACTGGTAGACTTTCTGATTCGCGACACCAATACCACGGTGCACAATTTGCGGAACCTTCCCGGTAGGTGCACCGGGCATAACGATCAGATCTTCGGTCTTCAATGGGAAGCGAAGGGAGTCCATGAGCTTCGTGTTGAGCATGTAGTTAAGCTGGAAGCTAGATGCGCCACGATCCTGGTACTTCTTCTGCAACGTCTCCTCATCAAACATGGTCGGATCAGTGGGCTTGCCCATATCACCAGCCATACCACCACCGTACTGCAAGCTCGGCTCTGCCTCGATGGCATTCCGGATCTGCGGTGCGAGGTGCGGGCCGTAGTTGTCCATCTCTTTCTGCGTAGGGAAGCGTCCAGGCCAGATGCGAACGTCGAACCCTCGGCCCGGCAGGGTGTTGTAGATGGACTCACTTGTCTGCGGCGTTCCCAGGTACATGATACGCGGGGGTACTCCCGGCTGACCGGATGCGATAGCCGAGAACTCAAGGCTCAAGGTCAGCAGCATCTCTCGATTTCCAGAGGTCATCGAGTTCTTGGGAGATTCAATGTCGTCTGCGATCAAAAGGTCCGCACGCTTACCGGGCAAGTTGCCCGTGATGCCGATACACGCCACTGAGGGAGACTTGTCCACGCCCTTGAGGGAGAAGTGAACGTCGAATGCCTCAACGGATGTACGATCACCAGCGGACTTGTCAGGCCGGATGCACTTGAGCGGTTCCCAAAACAGGATGATCTTCGTCACGAGGTTTGCAATCTCGTTTGCCTGCTTGCCGCCCGCCGATACGATCAGCACGCGGAACTTGGGATTCATCATGATGCACCACACGGCGAAGATCGCTGTGATCGTTGACTTAGCTTCGCCGCGCTGCGCCTGCACCATGAGGTCGCAAGGACCGTGCTGCAAGTAGTTGGCAATATCGTACTGCATCCATGTCGGAGTCCACCCGCCGAGGAACCACATGATGTCTCGGAGGAATACAGCGAAGGAAACGTACTCCCTCTGTAAGTGGGCGAGCTGCTGAGCACGCCAAGAGTTGTCGTTGCTCACCTATGACCGGCGCGGTACTGCGCCAAGTCCAGTACGCCGTCAAGCGCCTGAGCCTTGTCCTTGTCCGATACCGGGGCACGAGCTGCCTCCATTGCCTCAGTCAGTTCACCCATCGCGTTCGCCTTATCGGCTGCGCATGTGATGTCGTTGTCCTTCAAAAACTTGGCTGCAACCGCAAGGATCGCTGCCGGTGCGCCGCCCTCGGCCTTGATAGCCGTGGTCAGTACCTCTGCCAACGCGCTGTGCAAGGTACCCAGTGCGGCTTCTGCTGCGGCATTCTTAGCCATTGGTTCCTCCTGAGTTCTTGCGCATGATCGCGCGGTGTTCGAGGTAACGCCACACCATCTGCGCAGCAAAGGCTACGATGGCGAGGGTCGTGATGATTACAGAAGAGTACGCAGTCATCCACGACGCAAACAGAGACAGACCCGTCAACGGGGTTGCGGCTGCGAGTTCCACGCTGACGGGAAGTTTCATTGGGCACCTTATTCGTTAGGGAGTAATCGCCACTGTAGGCGGTACCCGGTGTTTGGAGCCATGGCAGTGATCCTGCCAGGAGCAGCCCCGAGATTATGTTCAGTCAAGTAGCGCTCTCTCTGGACCCTGCAGTACAGTACGTTGTCTCGGATGTATGAGATGACAACGTCAGATTTAGCACGCATGACCGCACGCTTGTCGTCCAGCTGGGTGAATGGGCTTACTGCCAAGGGAAGCTCCATAAAGGTCTGCCCTGTGCCCACACTCGTATGCCAGAAGTAGGATCCGGACTCGTCCGAGAACGCCACCTGCGGGTTCATTGCCTGGTCAAAGCATGCGCTAATATGGGTTACCCCTGCACGATTGAAAAGTACAGTCGAAGCTCCACCAGTGCTGCAAGAGACGGAACCATCGGAGTATACAAACTTCCAGGGGACTGTGTAGTCCCCTGATTCAGACACGCCAATGGACTCACCACCCAGGGCAAGAGCCTCAAGCGGCGACGTGCGCCGTCCCACAGGCTCTAACCACTCAGCACGCTGGGGTGAGGTAGAGCGCTGCGGGATCATGGCGTGTACCTACCCCAAGAGATAGCCGTTGTTAGGCGAAGAGACTTTGTGTTATCCTTTGCAATGGGCGGAGAGATGCCCATCTGGAACTCGCCGATTTGAGTGCGCATTCCAATTGCATTGATCAGCCCGCCTGGTAGGTTTCCTTGGTTGATTGACCAGTTGGACGTAACCTCCCGCCGGTAGGTACCGGGGACGTAAGCAGCCCAAGTGGGGGTGTCCGGGTGCGCAATCTCCGTGCCTGCCGGTACCGCATTCTCGGAACCGATTGAACCCGAGTACACGAGATGGCCGCTATACTGACCTGATAGGTCGGTAAGAAATGCCACAGCCGGGAAATATTCACGCCAAGAGTCTGGACTCGCGTCGCGCCGTGAGGGGCGAATAGTGACAGCTCGGGCCACGCCGTCAATGGTCGTGTTCACAACTACGTCACCGGTCGGCGGGTAGTTCCTAACCTCATACACGATTGTCAGAAACTCGTTGGGAAGAATGACAAGGGTTGTAGGTGAACCATTACCGTCCAGAATAAGCGCCCTACTAAAGAGCGCACCCGGAGAGTTAGTCGTGCCTACGCCAACCTCGGTGAGGTTTCCAGCGGCTGCACCCTGAGCAAACTGCCAGGAGAATCGCCGCCAGTGAAATTGACCGGCAGAGTCCCACCCATTGGTCACAACCCTGCCGTCGCTGGTTTTGGTGGCAACGTGCGCTGCCAGAGCTGTGTCCGTAAACGCGGGAGGAGTTGATCCAGACCCAACTTGCACGGATGTCACTGCGTCTGTTCTGCCAGTGATAGACCCAATCCGGTCTAGGCCAGTATTCGTGATCAGGTTATCGAACGCTAACTTACGAACAACTGGACCCTCGTGTGACCCGGAGGTCACCAGAATGGTAAAGCGGCCGGAGAACCGGCTATGGTACGTGGTCATGTGGTACTCCCGCTAATGAAGGTGGCTCCCGACCTGATTCCTTCCGGAGGCATTCTGCGGATGAAATTCAGAACTTGAGTTTGAGCAGACAAGAACGAAGCAGCAGGACGCAGGGCTTCTGGCCGGACTGTGTGTGTCTCGTATTGTACCTCCACCGTAGTGGAAGCAGAAACGAAAGATGAGGTCGAACGCAACGAGTCTGCGCGGGTTGTGTATGTCGTGTAGAAGACATCTACGCTAGTGGACGCCGACAGGAAGGAAGCTACCGCCTGTAGGTTCTCAGGAGGAAACATGTTTGTTCCGCCGTTCCCAATATCCGCACTCTCCGTGAGGGAGTCTAGCATGTAGTAGTCGTAGGGCATCGAAGTGACCCACAAGCTGCTCTCGTCGATCACACCCCGGTGCTCTGCCACATTGTTCAAGGAGTCTGTAACTCTTATCCTCAAGAACAATTGATCTTCCGAGTTATAACCCTTCGTCCAAGAGTGGTTCCACTTGATGTCGTCTGCCCAGCCGGGATGATTCTGTCCCCGCCTGTCGAAGTGCACACGTACGCTGACAAACTTGGCTCGAACATCACTAGCCGCAGCCGTTACCGTAACATCTTGGTACGGTCCACCTGAGTTGACCCAGTTGCTCTCCAAGTAGTTCAGGATGTTCCTATTCTGATCATGGAAGGCCAGGACGATGCCGCCCCATAGGTTCCTCTTGGAGCTTTTCCCCTGCGCGATACGACCGGTCGCAGTGATCTGGCGGTTTATATCTGTGATGGGGGCGAACGGCCCTTCTGAGTAGTGCGCACCCCGGAACCCAGACTTGAACTCAAGGGATGAGTTTCCGTTGTCGTCGGCGTTAATCGAGAATGGGTTGCTTGGTCCCGTATTACTCCAGGCTCCCGTGTCCCCTTGAGAGAAATCGCCGTTCTCAAGAAGGGTGAAGGTATCGGTAGGCAGTGTGTACTGCGGCCACTTGACAACCACCTGCTTGAACACGTTGTCTACGTAGACGTACGCGCCTGGTGGGATGTTGCTCTCAAGAATCTCAACCTTGGTGTAGCCTACGGAGCCGTGGATTTGAACACGGCCCTCATATGCGCTGCCCGGTTCGTAGTCCGCGTACTGCCCGTCGATATACATAGACGACAGCGGACCATCAAAGATCAGCGGTCGATCGAATAGACGAAAGTGCATGACTACTCCTGCTTGGCAAGGTCCCCGGATACTAGCCACTCGTTCGCATCAGCGTCCAAGCAGGTAAGTGACATGGCGCTGTTCATCGCACGAGTGCGAGCCAGTGTTCCACCGGGGATAATCAGGTTGACGCCCGGATCAGACTTAAGCGACACTACGCCGCCGCGCTGTACCAGGGTGATGAAGGTGCCCGTCGTGATCTTATTGCCTGGGACCTCGGGGATTAGCTTTAAAGTCGCCGTCACTGCGGTCTGCGCATTAAGCAGTACCACCGAGAATGCATCCTTCTGGTCCACGAAGTAGGCCGTAGCCGGACTCCGGATGATCGGGTACGCGAGGGTGGTGACAGGCTGCGGGCCGGTGTATGGCTTCGCATACCCACGCAGGATGGTGAACCACCGCGTGCCTTCGGGCCAGTCGCCACGAGCAAAGCGTATCTTGGGCACGCCTTCCAGCGCAATGGAGAAGTCCGTGCCAGGCTCAAGCCCGACGCCCTCGATGTACGTGTCGTAGAAGCCGGAGTCCGAAACGTCCGCCCCTACAATCTCGAAGTCAGTGTCGCCGAGGGTATCCTCAGCCGCAGACCATACGCCTGCCCAAACCTTAGGTGTAACGGAGACAATACCGCCGGACGCCAGAAGCTCCAGCACCTGACGGTAGATGTCGGTGATGATCCGGTTGAGGTCAACGATAGTGCCGATCTGCTGTTCCACGATCTGGTTATTATTACGAAGGCCATCCAGGATTTCCTGGATAGCCATGATTAGCTGCGTTGAGTTCAGGTCAAGATTCCGCCCCGTCTGGAGCTTTCCATCTTGGAACCGTACCAGCAGCTTGCTAATGTCAGTCTGCCGGAACACCATGAGCTTACGCCCAGCGGCAGGCACAGGGCTGACCTTGATGCGATTGCCGGGCGGGGTATCTGTGAAGCTTACAACGTGGGCCTTCATATCGCCCAGCAGCTTCGTGGTTGGATCTTCGACGCCTGACATAGCAACAACGGATTCACCGTCGATGTAGCCAAGCGCGAAGCTAATGTCGTACACCTTGTCCGTGCCGTCCGCGTCGAAAACGTTGGTGGCGAAGCGGAAGGTGGGATCGGTGATGGTCGCCATGTTTCCTCCTGTTGTACGTGTACCAAAACTAGGGCCGTCCTTGGCCCAGCTTTGCTCGGTTATTCGCCCTCGTCCAGGGCGCTGTCGATGCCCATGAGAACGGGCTGGATGTACGGTAGGGAGGCGAAGGGTGCGGACTTCCACAGCTTGTCCGGCTTGCCCATCACGCCCTGGCCGATGTCGTTGATGACGCCCAGCGAGGGGGCCAACTGCCCGCCGATCAGGTCCGTGTCCTTCATGGTCCGGCCGCCCGTAGGCCGCATGCCCTCCGGCATATCGAACCCGAACGCATCGGCCCAGCCGGTGCCCAGGCCCGACCCTGCCTCCACCACGTCTGCCCACAGGCCCATCGCAGCGAGGTAGTTCATCGTGGCACGGCCCAGAGCCATCGGGTGCAGCTGCTTCTCTAGGAACTCGTCGCGATCCTCCTCCTTCATCAGAGACGCACGCAGTGCGGCACGCGCCATGTGGATTGGTGCGGCGACTGCCATACCGCCCAGCAGCAGCCCGGTGAGCTTTGCAGCGCCCTGCGTGTGCAGGATGCGGTTGAACGACTTCTGCTGCGCAACCATCGAGAACGTGCGGAACTGGAACAGCAGCTTGAGCCACCCGTTGTGCGCCCACTTACCAACCTCACCGGGATACTCCTTGTTGATGATCTGGTTCGTACCACGCAGAACGGAATCCCGGAACGCAATGACCGCACGCCGCCCGTCGATGTCATCAACATCCAGCTTGCGAGGATCGAAAGACATCAGCTCGCCCTTTGCATCGAACTTGGCTACCTTACCCAGGCGAGCCTTGAGCGTTGCAATCATCTCTCCCTGGATACCCATGTCCTTTAGAGCAGCGTCCTCACCACCTTCCTTGACGAAGCGGAGAGCCTTACGTACGATCTGGTCAGCGAAGCCGCGCGTCTGCGCAGCAGTGACCCAACGATGCCCAGACAGAACGCGCTGCAAGTTAGCGCCGCCACGGATAGCCTTGGTGACGATACCCACGCTCTCCTTACCCGCTATGTCCGCCATCTCCGGAGTGTCGAACATACCGAAGATACGGTAGTCCGCCGTACCAAACTCCGGACCAATGCCTTCAAGGCCGGACAGGATAGGGTTGGACACCTTCTCGCCACGCACCAAGGCCTGAACTTCCTTGCGCATCTGGTTCGTAGCACCTGCTGCACGCAGAGCGCGAGTCGCGCCCAGACCTACAACGGCATCGAGATACGCACCCATCTGCGGGAACACAGCGCCGCCCATCCGGGACAGATTCGTCAGTGATCGGGCGTTCTGTGCAATGAGCGGATCGCCGTTGCCGACCTGCTTACCAGTCATCTCAGCCATCAGCTGATCGAAAGCGTTCAGTTCCTTCTGAGTTGCACCCGTACGCAGCATCGCCTCACGTGCGACCTTGATCCCGTTCTCGCCCATGATGCCGTACTTGGCGAGAGCCACGTCACCGGCAGTACGCTGAGCATACCGGCGATACAAACCGTTCATGTCGTTGTCGAGGAAGTCCACGAGCGTAAAGCTGTTGCCCGCACCATCGTCGTACTTCTTTCCATAGTCCATGTCGATCCGCGCCTTCGTATGACCAGCGCCGCCACGAGTGAAGCGCTTCATCTGTGCCTCGACCTCATCCTTGCTCAGTCCCAGCGAGTGTAGCGCATCGCGAACGATTGCACCTGCGTCGTTGGAGTAGAGATTGGCCGGAACATCGAGCATGCCAACCGCGCGATGCTCAAGGCGTGCGAGGTAAGTCACTGCCAGGGAGCGAACATTGAAGTCCTTGCTGTCGGTGAAGCCTGCGACGGTGCGGAACTGGTCTTCCAGAGCGTTGACGAAGGCCGCGCGCTGTGACGCACCCATGCCGCGCAGCATTCCCAGGTTCCACGAGCGCTGGAAGTACCCGTTGGTGTCCAGATCGATGGCATCCGCGCCGATAACTCCGACGTGACGCTGATCCTTACCCATGATCTTGTAGCCCTGGTCGTAGATGTCCGCCGCACGCTTGACTGCCGGGTGGATTGCACCTTCCGGCTGCTTGTTCCAGCGACGATTCATCTCCAACTGCACTTCCTTGTTGAAGCGCACGCGGATGTCGCTGTCCATCGTCTGACGAATCGTACCATACCCCTGCTCACGAGCCCACATGTCGAACAGCTGGTCCGTATTGCGGTTGATGTTGCCCATGTACTGCTCGAAGTGTGCGGTGCGAGACACCGAAGCGGTCGCATGACGCCCTGCCGCACCCTCCGGAGACTCAGCGATCAGTGTCCCCAGTGCCTTCGCAGGATTAGACTTGCTACCGAGGAGGATAGTTGATGTTGCCTCGAAGTCCGCATACGACAGGAACGTCTTGAGCTTAGCCTCATCGATGGGGTAGCGAGCCACCACATCGTCGCTTCGCTTGCTGAACTCCGCAACCATAGCCCGCATATCGTCGCCCGCGATGCTCTGATCGAAGCGCTGCGCCTGGATGTAGGCGTTCCTCTCCCCGTCATTGGCAAAAGACGACTCCCCCTGCAGTGGCTCCTCCTTTACTACAGTGAACCCGGCAGGGTTACCGGCCTCGTGGTACTGAGCAATTTCGGATAGCGGGTAAGTGGGTCCGTTTCCAGCTTGGGTGAACACCCCATTAGATACTTCGCCAGGAAGTGACTGCCCGTCCTTTAGAATGACAGTCATACGGCCTTCTGGAATAGGCGTTGTCATAGCCACAGCACCCACATCAGCCCGCGCCATCAGGCGGTCAGAGTCGGGGATGTTGCCCAACGTGGCCTGACGCCATGCATTGTCGTCCTGCTCCTCGATTGTCTGCATCGCACGCGCCAGTTGGTCCGGAGTTGCACCGGGACCGGCAGCTTGCTGCGCACGCACAGCGAGTTCTGCGTCCAAGATGGCTGCCTGTGCGTGCATGCTCTTCTGCAAGCCCGCGATACGAGCTTCCCGCACGGCTCCCGGTGCAGACAGCACGCCGCCAAACGCCAAGCCGAAGCCTGCGTCACTGATATAGTCCCCCATCGTGCGGTAGTCGCCCATTGCGTCGAGAGCTGCGCCAGTAATCAGGTTACCCACCGCGCCCTCAGCTGCACCAGCGGCGATTGCAGACAGCGGGCGGCCCGCAGCAGCATACGTTGCAGCACCGACCTTCGCCATCTGTGCCGCCTTGCCGACGCCCAGTCCCGCAGCCCAGCCAACCGGGTCCGAGAACCCAGCAGCGATGGACCAACCGAACCGTGAGGACTCTGACAGATGCCCAAGCAGCTTTGCGTCGTAGCGCTGCTGCTCGATCTCACCCTTGATACGCTCGACATCCTGCGGGTTGACGGCCTCGCGTAGGAACTCACGCTCCTTCATCGAGTATCCCTTCTCTTGTTCATACGCACTGTCCATGTAAGACCAGCCCTTCGGGTAAGAGTCGCCCACATCGTTGTCGAAGTAGCGCATCATGCCTGCCATCAGGCTTGTGCCGAAGCTAGCGCCCCACTTGTCGTTGACAGTCAGGGATTGTGCGTACTGCTCACGCTCAAGCGCGGCATCCATGCGCGCACGCACTTCCTTGGCGCTGATCGTTGACGTGCTGGTGTCCGTGGTGTGCTTGCCAGTGGTCGCGGTGTACGCTGCCACGTTCTGCGCGGCGTCCTTCTCCACGGTGGCCTGCGCCTCGTGCGCCATCTGCACCACATTGGCGTCTCCCACGTTGATCGCTGCCGTCTGCACAGCTGCGAGGTTCGCGGTACCCTTCTCTACGTCAGTCAGGTGCTTCTTGATTGCCGAAGCCTTGAGAACCGACATGTCGCCCAGAGCCTCACCGGCCCAAGCCTTCTCGAACAGCGCCTCATCAAACTCGCCGCCATTGAATGCGGTGTCCATACTGCCGTTCGGGTTGACCTTGTTGTACGTCATGGTCATTGCACCGGCCAGGGCCATGCCGCCCTCGGTAGCAATCTTCCCAACGTACGAACTCGTCTCCTCATTGCCCCACTTGGAGCGATCCCAGCCCGCGTTGTACGCACGCAGCGCATCCGGGATGGTCTTGAACTTGCCCATGTTCTCGCGCATCGTCATCGCGGCCATGTTCAAGCTGTCATCGAAATTGTCCGGGTCGAACTTCTTACCCGTGCGTTCTTCCCACGTGCTCTGTGTATCGGGCATCGTCTGGAAGTGACCCCGCGCACCTGCGCGCGAGGTCATGTTGGTGCCCTTGGCCGATTCCACCGACCACATACCTGCGAACAGCTGCGAGGGAACACCCGCGAACTTGCCCGCTGCTTCAAACTTCTGGTCCAGCGTTAGACCTGCAAGGTCGAGAGTGTTCATAAGTTCTCCTGTTAGTTGTTGTTCAATGCATCAGTGGTCAAACCTGCCGCGCCACCCGTGAGGGCCGCGCCGATACGCTGACGGTTACGCTTTCCGCGTGCGTCAAACTGCTCACGGCTCATACCGTGGTACTGCTCGAACTGCTTGTCGGTCTCTGCGGGCATCTGGAAGCCGATGTTCAGTGGCTTCGTCGGTGCCTCCATCTTGGCGCGCAGTGCACGTGCCTTTGCCTCATCGTACTTGCCCAGGTCGGAGCCACGGATGTCCACGTTGTAGAACCCATCGTCCGTCTCCACGTGCACAGCGTACACGGGATCGCCTTTTTCGTCCGCGAGGCGGTTGATGACAACGGAGTTGCCCTCAGTCTTCGTGCCCACTGACTTCAACCGCTCGTTGAGAACGGCATCGAACAGCACCGAGGTGCGCTCCCCATCGGGGTCATTGAGGTACTTGGTCAGCGGCTGCTGATTCCGATTCCAGTGCAGGAACTGCCCCGCCACAATCTCGATTCGCCCGCCCGCCTTCGCCAGATTCATCGCGGCCTTGGCGCGTTGCTCCGGCAACAGACCAGCATCGAGCTGCTCGTAGTACGGTCCGACCGCCTGTGCCAACTGCGCCTGCGCAGACGGATGCAAAGCGAACCCATTGCCGAACAAGCGGGCGAACGTACCTGCGGACTCACCACGAACAGCGCCGAGGAACGCTTTAGTCGCTTCCTTCTGCTCGTTGCGCTCGATGCCACGGAAGTCCGGACGACCCGCTGCCACCCACGGCCCAAAGGTCGTAGCGTAAGCGCGATCAGCAGTCATGCTGCCGGTACTGTACTTCTCATCGAACTCCTTCATCTTGCGATTGAGAGTCTCGCCGTAGTAGCCGATGGCGGTAGCCTGTCCTTGCGCCGCATCCGTCAGCTGCACCTCACCATTCTGCATGGCGTATCCGGGTGAGCTGTACAACGCCTTCCACTGCGCATGCTGTGCCAGGAACGCATCACTCACCTGCTCGTCCATGCTGTTCTGCAAGTTGGACTGCAACTGAGCCGACAGCTGGTCGTTCTTGTACGTGCCCTTCGTGTTGTTGAAGTTGTACACGAGGTTCCCCATCGCCTGGTCCACCTTGTTCTCGCCCATCAGCAGGGAGAAGCGAGCGGTCGAGGCACGATCTGCATCGCCCTTCTCCACGTTCTTCATGTTGATGGCCTCGCCAAGGGAACCGCTAACGAAGAACTCTTGCAGCTGCGCCGTGTTGCGCGCCTCGACCTCAGCCTTCGCCGCTTCGTCCGCTGCCTTTTCGTTGAGTCGATCCTGCTTGTCCTGCTGCCGTTCCTGCTTATCCTCCTGCCGCTCGAACCGACGTAGCCACGACGAGGTTGCATCACCGGCATACGCGGCCATCTGCTCGGAGTCGTAGAACCCGCTGGAATCCCCAGTCAGCGCGGCGTACGTGCTGTTGATTTCCCGCAGCTGCGCAAGCATAGGCTCTCCACCGATACCCAGGTGACGAGACGCGGTGGCCTTCGCCATCATCTTCTCGAAGTCCGGGTTGTCCGCAGTGAAGCGGTTCTTGTATTGCGACTTGGCCGTGATGTACGCCTTCTCGATCTGCTCAGCAGTTTCGATTGGCAGAGAGGACAGCACGCCCTCATCCATCATTGCCTCGACCGTGTAGAACTCGCCGTTGCGCATTGCGGAGCGCAGGCCTGTCATGATGAAGGACTTGACACTATCGTCGTTCTGCAATCGGCCGGTGGTCAGCGCATCGAACAGCGCAGACTTGGACGCCTCCAACTGCTTGGCGGTATTGATGTCCATAGGAGCCTCAGTACCGAGAGACGCAGCCTTCGACATCAGCAACTGGTACGTGGACGAGTTGGACTGGAAGTTCTCCGTCTGCATCTTGAGCAGCCCGGCCTGTTGCCAAGCGATACGCTCCTTACCGTGCTGTTCGAGCAGTGGTGCGAACTGAGTCAGTAGACTCTTCTGCAACACGGCATTGGCGAATGGAGAGTCCGACATCATGCCGTTCATCTGCTCACGCAGCTGCGTGGAGACCTGCTCGGCAGGCATCTTTCGCAGTTCCGGCATACGTAGAGTCCAGTCACGGATCAGATCCGATGCCTTCTTCTGATTCTCGAATGCAATTGCACCGGACTCGTACTGCGTTGGACCAAACAACTTGGTATACCACGGCTTAGTCTCACGAATCTCCTCGGCCGTTGTCCCCGCCGCCGCGTCCATGTACCCCTGCCACTCGCGCTCCTGCTTTGCCACAGCGAGAGGAGCAGCGAACACACCGTTCAAGAACTCCGGCAGATTACCTCCGAAGTCCGCACGCATGCCGCCTTCAAACCAATCCTTACCGGCTCGCATCTGTGAGTTGCTACTCGCACCGCCGCCTCCAGAGATGCCAAGGGTAGGCACCGCCGCACCTCCACCACTGGCCCCGCCTTGCAGACCACTGACGGGGTTGAACTGAATACCTGCCATTGTTTGCCTCCTGTTATTTGAACCAAGACTTACTTTCGCCTGACGCAGACTGCGCCTTCTTTCGGGACACGCTGCCACTTATCGATGCATCGCTGCTCGTTCCGTTTGCACGCATACCTCGGATTACATCTCCACCCCACGAGTTGCCGTCGCGTTGACTCCACTGCTGCACAGCTCCACCGGCGTTGCTCATCGCTGAGCCGAAGGACTGGTTGGCACCCTGGAAGTCCCCGTTGCTTGCCTGCCACTCGCCCACTGCGAGGTCAGCCACGGCCTCACCGGCCATAGGCCCACCGTAGAAGGTAGCCACAGCCACGCCGACCAGCTTACCCAGACGACGCTTCATGGCCTGAGGTTCAATATGCTGCGTGAAGTCGAAGTCCATCATCGTCTGCGAAAAGTCCTGCGTCATGTAGGTGTTCATCATCGCAGTGGTGAGGTTCTGCTTCGCGCTGTACTGCATGTTGTCAACTGCCTGATCAATCTCCTCCTGCGTGGTCGCAGCTTGTAGACCAATCAGGTTCTCCATGGCCTCCACAGTGGACCCACCCACACCCGTCATAGCAGCTCGTGCAAGTAGCGCACCACGCTGCTCTGCTGCCTGCAAGCTGTTGCCTGTGGTCTGCTTACCCGCCTGCCGAGTCTCATTGCTGAGCTGCTCTGCTCCACGGTTGAACTCTAACTCAGCCGCCTCAACACGCCGTCGATTGCTCAGGGACCGTGACCAATTGGCTAGGTCCCCTTGAGCTTTCTTGAGCTTGTTGTTTGCGGCCTGAGTGGCGACGGCGGATTGGTATTTCGCGCGTGCCACTCGGGTGATATTGTTAGCTTGTAGGATAGTACCGAGACTACCGCTCATCAGTATAGCCCTCGTGCGCGCGGCATGAATACCTGACCAGACCACTCAGCGCCAGTTACACGCAGTGGTTGCCAGTCTTCCGACCGCAGTTCAATGATGCAGGTCCGCGTCTCGCGGCCTACGCTTACGGTGCGGATACCGGAGTACACCGGCTGACGCCCAATGATGTTACTGCTGTGCCCGATCACACGGCCCTCGAACAACAGGGTGCGCTCCCGATCAGGCTTCAACACGTACGCACGCATGCCCCCTGTGTCAGCGAGGTGGAACCCGTACGAGGTCAGGGTGATCCGGCCATTGAGGATCGGACGGCCTTGGCTATCCCGCATGTACGGATTCGTCGGCTGGAAGTACGCAGGGCTAACTGATCCGACCACCAACGAGGACTCCACGCCCGGTGCCTGCTCAACAAACTCAGAGGCAGCTGCACGAGGTGCACCCAAGAGGAAGTACTCCGAAGACTTGTCAGCCGCAACGAACAGCTCAGCTGCCGCCGCAGTATGCCACGGTGTTTCTTGACCGTACCGAACCTGGGAGTCCAGATGCGGGTAGCCCGACATGTCCACGTTTAGGCTCAGCTTATCGGCGAACCAATAGTCCTTACCACCAGCGGATCGCATAGTGATTACGAACAAGTCTCCACGATAGTGCGTGATAGCCGCAACGGTGCCAAGCTCAGGAGCGTACTGCTGCTTTCCCCAACTTGCCATAACGCGGCCAGTGCCTTGCTCGTCTGCGTACCGGTACGTGTACCAAATCGACGGGTCAGCATCCGTGCGGTACGTGATCATGTTCGGCATGGTGGTGCCCAGCAGCTGGACAGGCTCGCCCGTCAGCCACGTGTCGAGCACCTGGGACACGTCGTACACGATGGTCGTCTGTGCCGTCTCGCCCGGCTGCATCTGGTGCAGGCCCGTGCGCTCGTTCGCATGCTTGCCGAAGAACAGGAAGTTCCCCGACGCGATTGGCTGTGCCCGCACGCCGCCCTCGAAGTTCCCGATCACGTTGATGTTCGGGTTCGTCGGAGACAGGAACTCACGCCCATTTATCGCGTACTGCCGCAGCTCGCCGAACAGCACTAGGTCCCGCTCGAACATCACCGCCCGCTTGATCGTGTCACCCTCAGACCCATGAGCGAAAATCTCGATTGGATCGTTGTCTTGGATGTTCAAGATGGTAACGCGGAAGAAGTTCAGATAGTCCGAGGACCGCGAGAAGTTCACGATGTTGTCCGCGCTGATCATGAGCCGATCTTGGAACACGGTCATGCAGGTGATCACTCGACCGAAGTAGTGCGGCAGTGGTGCCGTGACTGCATCGCCTACCACGTTCGGCTTGTAGACCGGGTGGTCGCCGAGCTGCGGTGCCAACGACTTCAAGCCTTCACCATTCTGTGCGATGTACGCAGTCTTCAATGCGGGATCGATGACCAACTGAGACACCACGTTGTGAATCTCGTGCACCACACCGGCAGTCTCCACCCACTCCACCTTAGTCCAGCCTGTTGCGCCCTCTTCAAGCGGCACAGCCTTGAGGTAGTAGCTCTCCTTGTCGCCGCCGCCTGACGGGCGCACGCGCACGATCTTGCCTGCCCAATGGTACAGCGTAACGAACTGCGGATCGCTTACTTCGCGCCCAGCGTAAGACACCAACGTGTTGCTTGCATCATCCAGCAGGCGGATGTCGTTGTAGTTCGGATCGTCCACGACAACGCACGGGCCAATTGAGGAAGCGATGATGCCTGCCTGCGCCGCCAACTCCGCGAGCTTGGCTGCAATGTTCGCGGGCACAATGTCCTCCGCCGCCTTGCGAATCCAGGCTGTCTTCTCGCCCTCGTAAGCATTCACTCGGTCGTTGACCCGCTTCTGATACTCCGGGTCTGCCGTCTGCGGATTGCTTCCCGGCTTGTAGAACGGGATGTCCGTCGTGTCCAGCAGCTCAGGGTACGCAGCGGCCAGTGTCGTGTACGCGAACTCGACCTTGGCCCCGTTGACGTGGTACAGCACCAGAGTGAACTTCCGGCTGTACGCTCCCTCGCGAACCCAAGCCGCGAGCTTCTGCAAATTGTCTGGTGAGTTCCAGGATTCGGTAGACGTTGCGCGTGGCAATGTCGTGTTGCCCGCAATGTAGACATACCGTCCGATGCAAGCAATGGCAGACACGCCGCCGGAGATTAGGTTGTCGATCCACGTCGAACCCTCGTACACGATGTCGAAGAACTGCCCGGACTCCTTGTCCAGCAGCTGTGCGAAGTAGTCCTTGCCGAGCGTCGATGCGCGGCTGCGGTAGATCAAGCTGTACTCTCGACCGTCGATGATGAAGGTGTACTCCGTCTGCGAACGTGCCTCAACCAGCGCAGCGGCAACGGCCGAGGGCAGCTCGATGTGGTCGGAGTAGACGGTGCCGCGCCGACGAGCCTTGCCCTTGGTCGGGGAGTCGATCATGTTGACGCTCTCCCACATCTGACCCGGCGCACGGTTGTGCGGTTCTTGCTCCGATACACCTTGCACCAGCGATGGCAAGCTGCCTACGGTCTTGCTCATGATGCCTCCTAGTGAACGATGATGTTGGGGCCGAGGATGTCACGCTCGCCCGCAGGGTACTGTTGGTTCGTGGCAATCCACGCGTTTCGCTCCATACCGTTTCGGTAGAGCATGTTGTGCTTCTGGTTCTGCGCATCAAGTCGTACGAGCTGCTCCATTGACAGAGAAGCAGAGCGCATTGCGTCCGCCTTAGTCTCACGGTCGGAGTCGATGCGGCCTTGGAACTTCACCGTGGTGGCGTCGCGGATCGCTTCCGTTGCAATGTACGGCAAGTCCTCGAACGGGAACATGCGTGTGAGGCGCACGGGAATAGGCTTGTCCCATATGTAAGTGCGATTTCGCGCGTCGTACATACGTCGTCCCATCTGCGTGACTTGGAAGCCCGTGGCAGCTGTGACAACGGAGTAGACATCTTCCGGTACGTACACGTACTGCGAGTTAGCATCGGGCAGCAGGCGGGTGTACTCCTGATTGAACCACCAGCCGCGCGCGCAGATGCGATCCGTTTCGGCCTTCAAGAAGCCAAGGATCATATCGCGGTACGCGTGGTCTTCCTGTAGGTCAGTCAGGCCCGCTTCGCCGAGGCACGACAGGGCGTCGTTAACAACGTCGAGCTTACTGATAAACATTGAATCCTCCTCGGACCAATAATGCCCCGCCCTCAGTTAGAGAGCGGGGCGAGTTCTTACGGCGTGCCCAGAGCCTCGATACCGGTCACCGGAATGAACAGGTCGAAAGTGCCTAAGTCAGGGGAATCATCATTGACGCGGACCTGCACGTACAGTGTGGTGCCGATGATCTGGTAGAAGCAGACGTAAGCCTGCGTCTTATCCGGGTACACATCGACAGCTGCGGACAGCTGCACATAGGTGCCGGGAGCGAATGGAATCTTTGCAGCAATGGTTGCCATGTGGCCTCCTAGTAGGCGGGCGCAGTTTGAGCTTACTCCGTAGAGGATTCAGGGACTGCGCCCAGTTGGATTACGCGGTCTGCAACACAGCCGCATGCTCGACACGATCCGGCGCGATGCCGAACGAGAACCACGCATCCACCACCCAGACCTTGGACTCGTCGGAGTACCAGATTTTGGTCTGCAACGGCTTGGACTCGCCGATCATCAGAGCCTTAGGACCAACGGCCAGAGCCACGACATTGCGGAAGTCGCCGTCGTAGAAGTTGGCGTTGTCCTCGTTGGACAACAGGTGGCCGGTGACGATACCCTTCGGCAGGTTGTTGGTCGAGATGACCGGGATGCCCCATGCCTTGAACATCGGAGCGTTGTCGATCTTCGTGCCGGACGAGGTGATGTACTCGCCGTTGATGATCTGCTCCGCGTCCAGCAGCGCGTAATACTGCGCCGGACGAACAGCCAACAGCACCTTCTCGCTGCGCGGGTTGACGTTCTTCTCCTCCATCTTCATCAGCATCTGGCCCAGGCCGTGGTACAGCTTGGCCGGGTCCAGCTCGTCGCCCGCTGCGATGGTCTGCACGGTGGCACCGTAGAAGCCATCGGCTTCGCCCAGGCCGTACGGGTTCGACGCGTAGCGCGCAGCCTTCACCGCCGAGATGGCGATGGTCTGGTCGTAGAAGTCGGCGATGTCGCGGCCTGCCTGCGTCGAGACTTCGGCACGCGCGTCGATGTCGGTCTGGATGGTTTCCAGCTCATCGAAGGTGTGGCGCGACAGCAGCATGGTATCGACGGTCACTTGCGCCTTCGAGAACTTGACCTGCTTGCCGTCCGGTGCCTGACCGCGACCCAGACGCTGCAAGGTCGAGCGACCGATAGCCTTCTTGGTCAGGGTGTTGGTACCCTTCACGACCATCTTGCGCTTGAAGTGCGGCTCGAACACGGTGGTTGCCATGTAGGCATGTTCCACTTCGCCGGTGAACTGCTCCTGCTGCAACGCATCCAGCGGACCAGCGCCGAGGGCCTGGTTCTGATTAACCGGATTGGTGGGACCCCAAATGTTGCTCATGTATAAAGCTCCTTTCTAGTTGTTGTTGGTGGAACGATTAACCGGGGAACGCAGCCGCGAGGGCCTTGCCTTCCGGAGTGTTCTGGTAACCGGTAATGCCATACCGATTGATCAGACCACGCTGAGCAGCACGCCACTCGTCTTTGCTCGCGTACTGGGTCGCCTGCGCCGGAACCTGCGCGCCTGCATTTGCGACAACTGCGTCCTTGCCTTGGACACTGACCGAGGGATCGGCCTGCATCTTCGACTTGAACAGATACATCAGAGCTTGCGCACCAATGCCGCCGCGATTGAGGATGTCATCGAACTCGGCCAACTGAGCCTCGGTGGAGTTTGCCTTGACGAAAGCCAAGGTTGCCACACGCTGCTCGGTACCACCGGCATACTCGTCCAGTTCCTTCGCGAGTTCCGCCTGCTTCGCCTCCACGCCCTTGGTCAGCTCAGTGCGGCCACCTTCGGCGAGCGCAATGTACGGATCGAGTAGTTCGGAAGCGATGCCCTTCTGTGCCGCATGGCCCTTGAGGTACTCGAAGTTACCGGTGCGCTGTGCTTCCACAACTTCCGGGGACTCCGGGCTAAGGCCCAGGTGGTTAACGAAGAAACCCAACGCAACATCCAGCTGACGGGAGCCGGTGTTCGCAGCATACGGCGTACCCTTGTCTTCCGGGGTAGCGGGTGGCTGCGTGGGCGCGGGTGGGGTAG